TGTAATAATACTGCTCTTTTGTCTGGGGCTGAGGCGCTGTCCACTCTTTCGCCGCTCTTTCTTGCCAGTTCTCAGGTACAAGATCTTCAACTCGCTCGGCGATCTCCTCAAACCACGACTTTTCTGTACTTGATACGCCGTCGCTGAACGCCTCCTTTCTGCGCCAAAGGACTGTTGGCGGCAAGGTCTTACCATCGTCAAAAGCGCGACGTAGAATCCACTTCTCGCAAAGTCCATCCCTCATGGGGCGGCGCCACCCCGTCGCAATTGAGCGGGCAACCGCAACAAACTGCCGATCCAAGAAAGGAGTTCTCGGCTCCAGTCCATGGCTGCTAATACTTCTATCTGACCGCAGAACATCAAAATAATGTATATCTTTCAAGAGTCGTTCAGACTCTTCCTCGAACTCCCTGTCAGACGGTGCTCTGTAAAAATAGAGATAGGATCCAAACAGCTCGTCGGATCCATCGCCATTAAAGACAACTTTATACTCCGTCGTCTTCTTGATTTCCTTAGCAACAAGCCAGTTTCCAACACTTGCCCTCACAGTTGTTGTATCATAGGATTCAATATCATGAATAACTTTGGGTATTGCGGCAAAGAAGTCGTCTGCACTAAGAAGAATTTCTGTATGATCGGACCCGATCCACTCTGCCACCAGTTTAGCAAACTTCATGTCGGTTGATCCAGGCATTCCAATACAGAATGTCTTCAGTGGCGGCTTTCCTAGCTCTCTCAGGTACTTCGAAGCCAGCGACGCAATTAAACTGCTATCAACACCGCCCGATAAGAGGGCAGCAACCGGTCGCTCCGTCATCAAGCGCTTCTTGACCGCTTGCTCTAAAGAAAAGCGCAGAGACGCACATGCCATGTCAAGACCATTCGGGTGAGCGGGTGTAAACATCGGATTCTTCAACCACGTCTGTGTATGATATGTCTCTATTCCTAGGCGCGTCGTATCCTTCAGATTATAGATTTGAAAGGTTCCAGGAAAGACAGGGCTGATGGTAGAACAATAAGGTACAAGAGCCTTCATTTCACTGGCAAAAATGCGCGTACAGATCACGCCATCCTCGTCATATGCGAGTCCCATATACAGCGGTCGCACACCGTAAGGGTCACGACCTACAATGACACGATTGCGCTTCTCATCCACAATCGCAATCGCAAATACACCATCAAATGATCGGAATAGAGACTTCAAGTTGTCAGCGTACTTATTGTAAAGATGCCCAATGACTTCGCAATCGCTTCCTGATATGGTAATGATTTCGTGTTCTTCCTTCAGGGCATCTGAATTGTAGATCTCGCCGTTACACATCCAGTGAACACCGTATGATGACCACGGTTGCATACCAAGCGGATTCAGACCATTAATTGCCAGACGTGTAAATCCCATATGCGCTAAGCCACTGATATCAATGAGCCGTGATCCTTCCGGACCACGGGCTGTCAATTTATCAAGTCCATTTTCTGGCTTCAGGGCAACCAGACCTTTTCCAAGAAGCATCCAAATTCCACACATTCTTTCTTAGAAAAAATATAAGGAAAAGACAGAATGGACGCAAGTGACATAATCAAGAAATTACAGTCGCAGGCTCAATACAGATTTTACAAGGAAACACTTGCTGTAAAAGCGCCCACTGTAAATATCAGCACATGTGGGGCGATCATACCTGCTACCACGGGTGTTACAGTGAATTTTCCTAGTTATATAGATAAACAGCTCATGTTCCAGGGTAAATTGTATTGTAGCTCATGTACAAATTCATGCGGTTGTTAAATTCATAACATGATACCGCAGAGTTTTCTTGCGTGGGAGAAAACTGTGAACTTTTCGCTCATAGAAACTTGTTTTCATGGGTGGGGTCGGTGGCGGAATGGCATTTTTATACTCTTGTGTAAGATGGACTGAAAGTGCCGATGCAGTTTCTTTCAAGCGAATGCTGATCCAGAGTGAATCATCAAGCGGCACCGTTTCAAAGTATCCAACATTGTTCTCTATTACATGACGCCTATACTCAAGGTTGGCGAAACCTTCCTTCAAAAGTGATTGCAGATCTTGTAGTGACATATTTGTATATACGGTGATTTTTAAAAGCGGCTGCTTTCAAATTTACTGTATGTTTGTAGTAAGAAGGATGAATCTGAATCTAGATGGACCTCTTTATGAGCTCGTTTCACGAGGAAATAAAGATGTATATTTTCAAGAAGACTCGACTGATGCCCAATTTCTCTTTGATAACCGATATGGACCTACGGCGCCTGTTATTCATGAACTCAGGCGTCTTCCGCCCTTAAATTCAGTGGAATTTGGTCGCTCGTCCGAATTTCAGCTGGAAGTTGCTGGCGATTTCATTGTTTCGCCAACACTTATCATTGATTTACCGTCGTGGTTACCTCCCAATTATCTGGGACTTAACGCGAAGGGCGTTGTTCAAGACAGCGACGGAGTCTCCTATGGATATACAAACGGTATTGGCTATTTCTTGTTTGAAAAGATTCAGGTCTTACAAGACAATATTCTGTTACAGGAATTTAGCGGCGATTCACTCTGGATTCAGGGAAGGGCTCGCGGATCTCTAAATTCGGCGTTCTTGGAGGATGCTATGCTGGGTGTACACAATGGCTCTGCGCTTTCCATCGGTCGCAATGCGACTCCTGGTCGTCTTCGGCTGCCGCTCCCACTCATTGGCTGCCAGGGATTGGAAGAGGGTGGTTTTCCTTCTCTTTGTTTGCCGAATCAGCAGTACAAAGTGAAAGTCTGGTTACGGAAACTGGAAGATCTCGTGGAGGCGAGTGACGGCAGAGAAAAACCCGCGCCTTGGGGCTCCACGTTGCGTGTTCAGACGGAAAGGGACGGGGGATTTACGTCATTTACGGCATTGGATCGGCTACTTGTCGGAGCTCCCACGATTTATTTGGAGACACGCCATGTGTACACGAATGACGAGACACGTGCCGCCCTTCGCGCATCCTCCCTTGATATTCCCTTTGAGCGTATCTATGAGAACATATTTTCACAGAATCCTCAGGATTACGCTGCTGCGTCACCGTTTTTAACGCGTATCTTGGACGCGACACACCCCTGTTCACGGATCATCTTGGCGTTTCGTTCATGGGCAGATCTGCGGGCGAATCGTCTCTGGAAACTACAGTCCGATTCCGCGACGGGCGACTACTATTCTGGACTCAAACTGCTGATTGCGGGGCGGGATCGTACACAAATCTGGAGTCCTCTTGTCTGGAATAGCCTGGACAATTATGCAAAAGAGGAACGTGATTCGGGTATGCGTCTCGCGACGATTAATTTCGGTTTCGGTGAAAAAAAGGGGGTGCGAGCGCCTTCTTATAATCGGCAGCCCGATGGCACCATCAACTTTTCTACGGCAGATAAACCCACACTTTTCATGCAGCTGACTGATATTGTAAATGGAACGAAACGTTCTGAGCTTCGTGTGATTGTAGAGACATGGGCGGTCTTCTCTGTTTCGGATGCGCGGGGTGGTCTGAAGTTTGGGAACTAACCCCCACGTACAGTTGAAACAATAAGAACTCGCCCATATTTTGCAAGTTCTCTAATGGGGCGATTCCAATGGCACTGTGAAATACTTGATGTGTTTTTACCATCGGGGTCAGTTCCAATAATTCGAAGATAACACAGAAAGTCTTCTGGATTTTCCGTATTATTCATTTGCTTGAGAGTTGATGAAACCGCTTCGAGAAACGGAGTTTCGCCATCAAATTCTCTTGTGTAATTAAATCCAATTTGCAGTGTGATCGTCATTTTGATTACCTACTATTAGTCAAAAAAATGTTTCAATTTTTTTATATCGTAAAAGTAGATGTTAAATATAAGTAAGATTGATACGTCTGATACAGATAATTTTAGATTCATCTTTAATGAAGGTGATCCTTATAATACAATACAGTCTCTCATGGGGGCTTGTTCTAAATATGGAGATTCTTCACGTATAAGAAAAGACCCTCTCGCAAATCAATACTGGACAAATGCTTATAGAATGCCCATGAAAAACAAAGGACATAATGAAATATTTGGCTCAGCATATGGAAGTTTTGTATCGTATGAACAAGATCCCACGCAACTTATTTTATTTAGTGATATTTTATCTAAAAATATGCCCCGTGTAGAAGAATTGGCTTCTAAATTACTTGCAAATCCAGATCGAGCTGAAATACAAAAAATTCAAGAGCACTATAGGCTAAACCAGAAATGTAAGACAATTAAATTAGAAACAGATATTCCTGTAGAATATAATTTAAATGAAGGTGAAATATTTAAGGTATATTATGCACTTACAACAATATATTTTAATGGCAGAACTCTAGACGATTATATCGACAAAGCAGTAGAAGTACAAGAGTTTATTTCAAATAATTGGAAAAAAGTGTTTACAGAACTTGATCCTGAAGATTCACGTAATTATTTAGATGAGCTATCTAGAAATAAATTTTTTATAAACTGTAATAATAAATCACTCCAATCTGGAAAATATGGTAAACTTACAGTTGTATCAAAAAGAGACGATTGGAACGATGCTACTGAAAGTATGAAAACTTATGAAACTACTAAACTTTATAGTTTATTTCACGGGGGGTTTTTTAGTGAAACTGATCATCTAAAACCAAATAACTCAAGTCCAAACGCTGTTAGTCAGGGTATGGAAGTACCTTTTATGGATACAGGTATAAGTTTACGAGGACTTGTTTCTCTTTTACAATATAATAAATCAACTTTTCTAACTACTATGGGTCATGAGATGGGACATGATATATCAAAATCTGGATTTGGTACAATTAGAGAAATCGGAGAATTATGGTTTGGTAATGCTGCAGCGTCACGTATTATACATGCTTTAAATATAGATGAATTTAAAAAGGCATATCATATAACACGTAATAAATATACAGCTAAAAATATATCTGGTAAAATAAAAGCAATAAATCCTAATACTCATAAATGGGCTTGGTCGCAGCAAGTCTTTGCTGAATCGGCTGCCGATTTAATGGGTGTAATGCTTTTAAAAATTTATGTAGATGAGATATCTGATCCACATGAAAAAATAGATGCTATTATTTATTCTATGCTTTGGTCCTGTAATTATAACGGAGTTATTGCCGTTCATCCTCCCTCCTCAATCACTATGAATATGCCACTGATCATCAAAGACTTACACAATGCTCTGCTTGCCGACTTAGAATATACAAAAACAATGTTGGGTAAATGGGGTCAAGCAGGGTTTACACCGAAGGGCGGTAAACGGACAAGAAGAAACAGAAACAGAAACAGAAACAGAAATAAGAAGAGAAAATCTACGCGCCGGCGCATGTAAAGAATCTCTCATAAATAAAAAGCAATGAGCCGACCTCGTGGCGATATTACAACACTCTTGGACCTCACCGATCGTGATGACCAAGATTCCTTTTTTTCTCCTGTAGATCCCACCGTGTCATGGTTTACACGCGGCGCGAAACGGCGCTATACTCCATTTACGCCTTGTATCCAAGAGTTCGCATATCGTGGTCCCGCCTCTTTCGGACAACGCATCTCCTTTGACCTGAAAACACAGACATCAGGTGATCTTGTACACGCTGCCTTCTTACAAATCAAATTGGCGCATTGGTTTAACTTATCGGCACAGTTACAAGTCGCATCTGGCGCTTACGAGTATGTAGATCCTACAACGGCATGGTTCTATGCGAACTCTCTGGGAACTGCGCTCATACAGAAGGCAGAACTTGAGATTGACGGCGACACGATCGAAGAGATTGATGGCGATTTTATCAACGTCTTTAGTTCTCTCTTTCCAGATCTTAATACACAAGTCGGTGTTGCCACCGATGCCCTCGGCGCTGTTTCAGCCGATTCACTGAAAGCCTGGTCACCTACGCGTATATTTCCAACTGAAGATGGATATATACACTGTCCGCTCACATTCTACTTCATGCGGACTAGGTTGAAGGAGTACCTGCCACTATTAGCATGTAAAGATGGAACTGTTCGGCTTCATATCACCTTCAAGCCATTTGCCGAGGTTGTACGTCAAGCAAGAGGGTATCGTGACTCATGTACATCAGTGCCTCTCTGTACGACCATAACAGTCTATGACAGAATATATCCATTTGACCAACCGGTAGATATACCTACGGCGGAGGGTGAGCCGATGTTTGATAGTGTCCGGCTGGTCACTTACGGTGCCCTTCTAGATGGTGCCGTTCGTGAAAAGATGTACAGGGATCCGTTTGAACTCATGCACCGTGAGGTTCAGACTTTTTGGTTTAGTGAGCCGCTCAAATATGCCGTTGTAAAAGCTGGGGCGGATTCTGTGATTCGTGTCCAGTTACCTCTTGAAGCGAATCACCCCGTTGAAGAAATTATCTGGTTTATTCGTCGCAAGGAGGTCTCTCAGAACAACGAATGGACGAATTACTCGGCAGTCTTGGAGCGGGAGTATGACTCCGTGTACAATGCGCGATCGGGTCTCTTGACCTGGGCAAAGATACAAGCCGATGGCATTGATGTGATTTCCGCAGAAGAACAGTATTTTCGCCAACAAATTGCGGGCTCTCACCGCGGTGGAATTACTGCGTTCAATTCATTTATCTACGGCTACTCCTTTGCGCGCCGTCCATCCGAACTTCACCAACCTTCGGGTTCCATAAATGCCAGCCGTCTCCAGAGCCTGCGGCTCATTCTGGATATTCAGCCGCCCGGAGGATCCTTCGGGGGAGAATGGGAAGTCAAAGTCTTCTGCCTCGGGCTCAACTGGCTCCGTTTCCAGAATGGTCTAGCCAATCGTATGTTTGAGGACTAAAGGTCCAAACAGTAGAATAGTATGGTGGCTGCTCTTTTAAAAATCGTTCATACGGGCATCCAAGATGAACGACTTTTACCTATGCGTGGACAACCCGCACTTTCCTTCTTCAAAAAAGCCTTTATAAAGGCTGGACGTTTTACAACTTCGTGGGTTCGGTTGGATTTTGATACTGTGCCTGCGCTTGGCGCATCGGCAACACTGAGTATACCTCGGCAGGGGCAACTCTTGTCGCGGCTTTACTTGGTAACAACCATGCCCGATATCGCAACGACACAGGCTGCTGCGGCTGCTACTCCTGGTTTTCTTGGTCCTAGGTTCGGGTGGACAAATAGTCTCGGACATGCGCTTCTTGGCGAGGCGACCATTGAAATTGGAGGCGCGCGGATTGAAAGTCTGAACGGGCGGCTCTTGGAAGTCTTGGATGAATTTGGAACTCCTCTTGAAAAGGTGACGGCTGCGAATACTTTGCTGTGCCGGAAAGATACTGGATTTGGAGTTAGCAGCTTCGGGTCTACCGTGGGTACACCTACACAAGTCGTTACACCGTTACCTTTTTGGTTTGCCAATGGTGATCCTGGTGCTGTTCTGCCGATTGACGCAATTAGTGCGGATCTTGTGCGCCTTAAGGTCACGTTTGCTGCCCTGGGGTCATTGTACGTATCATCGGCACAACAGGCGTTTGATTCTTCTTCTTCAGTGGCAGGTTCGGCGTATTATCCACTTCTTGGGTCGTCCTTTTACAAGACAGATCCCGCTGGTTCTATGGTCTATGGACTTGGCGGAAAGTCTGGCACGGGTGTTAAGGCGACCGTCATACCAGGTATTACAATGCCGACGACTTTCAGTCTTGGTGATACATATGTGATGGCGGAATACATCTATTTGGATAAAGTTGAGGCGAATCGTTTTCGCATCTCGGATTTTCAATATCCCATTGTACAACATTATTCAGTTGATCCGTTTGACAGTAGAGGTCAGTCTCAGCTCACAGCTCTGTTGCGCGTACCGAATCCTACACGCGATTTGTACCTCTATGCTCAGAGACCTGAGGCTGTTGCGTATAATGCGCCTTTCTTGGCGACACGTGACTTAAGTGGCGCTGACGCGCTTTTGGCGCCATGGTGGTCAGATGCGCAAGGATTGTCGGCGCTGGTTCCTGGTGATTACATGCCTGCATTTTCTACACGCGATTCTGAGCCGCTTCAGTCAATACGTTTAGTCTATGAAGGTAAACTCACACGATATGATACAGTGGCACCGTCTTTTTTTAGAAGTATTTTACCGTCGCTCATGCAGAGAAAATCCCCGTGGCTTCATCGGTACTATTACAACTTGTCGTTTGGAGTCCAGAACGGACTCTTTCCACCGTCTCTGCCTAGCGGCGAGGCAAATCTAGATAAAGTTCAGCGCGTTGAGTTACAACTTGGATTTAAACCAATGCGCGGATCTATCAATCCAAATGCGGTTCCTAGGTATAATGTTTATGTATTTGTACAGACATATAATGTGTTTAGAGTCTATGGTGGGCGAGCTGGCTTACTCTTTGGATATTAAATGCGCTTTCTATATTTTCTTGTTACAGATTTTCTTCTGGAACGTGAAGATCGTGTGCGCCCATATCTGGAACCACCACTGGTAGGCTTTTTAAAAAAGGCGTCTAATTTATCTTTAATAGAACCTACTTTTTGAAACGTTTTTAAATTTCCTCCTCTATTCGGATGTCCCTTAAGAGCAAATTTTTTATACGCTTTTGTAAAATCACTTTCTGTTGATGTTTCTGTTAATCCCAAAATACGTAGAGCTTCTAGTATTTTTTTATCATCTTCATTGTTATCATCTAATCTCTGTCGCGGTATAACAATTCTTTTCTTTTCATCTTCACTTAATAAATATATAAGATTAATACCTGTATCACGCAGTATATTTATATATTCTTCGACTTTATCAGCACTTCTTTCTAATCTCGATACAAAACTATTGTATTCACCAAGCTCTTCTATAGGAAATTGCGTGGGATCTGGTTCAAATTCACCATGTTCCATTATTCTCTCTATTCTTTTAGCAATACGTTCTGTTATTGTCATAGGTGATCCCGCAACAAAACCTGCTGTTATCGCTACTTTTAATCCTTCTTTATCTCTTAATTTCTCTTCTTCGCTTTCCTGCGCTGCAGCCTGTTCTCTTCTTCTCGCATTTGCACTGGGCGCAGCTGAAGGAGCGGCTGAAGCAGCCGCCTCAGGAGGAGGCGCTTTATAGGGTAGAAAATCGGTAGGGCATGGCGCAGGAGACAGATATTTTTCTTGAATCCTTACCTTCTCTTCTTTCTTTCCCTTTTTGTAATGAGTTAGTTCATATTCAATATAATTACTACTGTCTGTAGCGCCAGTAATTATATCAATTGCCGTGACCATTGGTGTTATTTTGTTCAGAAAAAGTTGTGTTTTTACATCAATCTCTGTTTTTAATTGAGGGTCGGGGTTAAGTGTAACACAGTCGCCTAGCTTAAATTTAGGTACTGGTGGTGCTGGTGCTGGTGGTGCTGGTGCTGGTGGTGCTGATGGTCCTGATGGTGCTGGTGCTGCTTTTGATCTTGATGGTCCTGGTCCTGGTGCTGCTGATGGTGCTGGTGGGCACGCTACTTTTTCTAGCACTGAATTATTTTCTGTTCTTTCTCTTCCCGTTCCATCAAACTTTTTAATAACTGATGTTGTTGGAGTTGAACTTATTACACGATAGATGGTATTGTCTCCTCCTGTGGTTGTAGGACATTCTGTTTTAACAAAATTAGATATAAATTTCCATATTCTTGGACCTATTTCGCTTACACCTTGCATTTTTCTAATTTGAGCATCACCTTCATCTCTTACAAGAACTACTTTGTAAAATGCTGTATCACTGCCTCCATATATATGAACACAGTCTCCTACATCTATAGTATCATCAGGAGATGGATTTTCAGGTGGATCTATTAGCTCAAGTTTTTTCTCTAGAATTCTTATTTCATCTTCTTTTGTTTTTAATTCTGCTCCTTTTGTTGTGATTATCTGATCTACATTTCTTATTCGTTCTATTAATTCTTCTATTCTTTTATCAATATCTTTTATCTCTTGTATATTCTCTGGAGTGAGTGTTCCTTTTCTAAACCAACCATCTCTTCGTTTACTTACTTTATCTCTTTGTATATGTGTTTCTGTTGATCTTTTTGTAAGTTCTTCCTTGGCAGCTTCTTGAAATTTAATATTCGTTTCTATCGCTACTTTCTCTTCTTTTGCTTTTTTTAGTTTTTGTTTATACTTTATTGTAATATCATCTGTATAAACAAGATATTCATGTAATATCTTTATAATATCTTCATTCATAGACTCAATTGCGTATTCAATTGGGAGTGTTCCAGTATTATCTTTCTCATCTACATTTTGTTTAAGAACTGATAAGCTTTCTATTACCTTATCTTTATCTTGTGCTTTTATCGCATTTATTAAATTAACTGGTGCTGCTCCTGGTGCTCCTGATGTTGCTGCTGATGCTGCTCTTGGTGCTCCTGATGTTGCTGCTGATGCTGCTCCTGGTACTCCTGATGTTGCTCCTGGTACTCCTGATGTTGTTGCTGGTGCTGCTCTTGGTGCTGCTGGTGCTGCTCTTGGTGCTGCTGGTGCTCCTGATGTTGCTGCTGGTGCCGCTCCTGGTGCTGCTATTATTTTTACACAATCGTCAATTGAGAATTGAGTAGGGGCGGTTGCGCCAGGAGCGGCACTAGGAGCGGCACTAGAAGCGGCGGCACTAGGAGCGGCTGCGCCAGGAGCGGCACTAGGAGCGGCTGCACTAGGAGCGGCTGCACTAGGAGCGGCTGTGCCAGGAGCGGCAACAGGTGTAACTACATTTGCATACTCTCTTCTAAGATTGTTCATCTGTCCACGAGGTTCTTTCAGTTTTAATCCTTCTTTCTTTTTCTCTTCATTCAATCTCCTTTCTTCATCTTCAAATGATTTGTCTTTGGTACCTAATTTTTGTAGCTCAGTCACTAGTGTATAAATTCGCTCTCTTGAATCTTCTTTGTAAAAATCATCTACAGGTGGTATAGGAACTCCTGCTTGTGTCTTTTTACTACATGTCTTGTAATAATTGTTTAATACAAATAAAGAAAAATTATCTATATCATCTGTATCGTCGACTGGTAATAAACATTTATATGTATATTTTACTTTATTACGTAAAGCTTCTTTAAAATCATCTGGATAATAGACACTTACTTTATTAATTTTAGCGGCAGGTATAGTAACCGGTCCCTCAAAGGTTTCATCCTTCAAAATCATTGAATATTCAAAATTCTTAAGTAAAATACCCTTAATGGTATTTGTATCCATTTGAATAAAAACATTTTTCGGATTTAATGTAAGATTTAGAAGATGAATGTCTTTAAAAATAGTTAGCGCGTTTTTTAGTCCCTGTTTTACTAGTTCCAATTCAAGATCAGTTATATTTCTCCTAATTAATTTATCAGAAGTAATGCCTGCAACATATTCAAGTAATAGACGCCCACCGCCTCCAGGGGTGTCCTCTGATCCAAAATAATAAGGAACATATTCAAAGGAGCTCGGAGTTTTTGATAAGACTTCATAAATTCTCTTTTCATTTTTGTATTCAGCGTCTTTAGTTTGTTCAAAGTCCTTGCGAATAAATCGTCTATTTCCATTATCATAAAGTATAATCACTTCTCCAGATACTGGATCTTTAGTACCTTTAAACTTAATTACATCTCCTCTGTCTTCTCCAGCATACTCTAATAATGTTTTTATATCTATTTCATTAATTTGTAATTGAGCGAATTTATCTTTTATATTGTTTTCAACTTTTTGTTTTCCTTGTCTAATGCCTTCCTTTTCAATTCCAATTTCAGCCTCTCTAGCCTCGACTTTACCTATTTTTGTTTCTATTTTTTCTATATCTCTCTGTAGATCATTACGTCTTTCAACATATACTCTTCGTCTTTCTTCTTTCCTTTTCTTTTCTTTCTCTACTTCTCTTGCTGCATCCTCTTCCTTACGCACTCGTTCTCTTTCTCTTTTCTCCTCTTCTCTTCTTCTTTCTTTTTCTTTTCTTTCATCTTCTGCTGCCTTTGCTGCTGCTTTTGCTGCTTCTTCTGCTTCTTTTTTCAACCGCTTCAGATCATCTTCATATGCGGCATCTCTTTTTTTAGCTTCAACTTTTTGTGCTTCTCTTAATTTTTCTAATGCAGCAATTTTTGCTTCTTCAGCAAGTTTTCTTGCTTCTGCCAATGCCTTTTCCGCTTCTATCCTTACCCTTTCTCTTTCTAAATCTGCTATTCTTTCATCTTCGCGTTTTGTCTCATTTTCTTGTATCTGTAATACTAATTTAGCAATATCTTGATTAAGTTTGTCAATGCGATCATTTGTTTCCCCTATTAGTTTTTTTGCTTCTTCTAGATCTTGTTGTACAGTAGAACTAGTAGACATTCGTTTATATAGTATTAGATTATAATTAACCATGTGCAGACACTTAGCTTATAATTCCAAAATATGTGTCGGGGAGAGTTATAGCAGTTATATAGTCGTTATTTAAGGTAAAATTTACATCTATTTTTCCTTCTGTTTCTAGATCTACTTCTACTTTTCCTTCTTCTGCTGCTGCTTCTGCCTTTGCTGCTTCTTCTGCTGCCTTTGCCTTTATCTTTGCCTTTCTTTCTTTTTCCCTTCTATCTACTTCTGCCTGAGTTTCCCTCATTTTACTCTTATTTGATTCGCTCATACCAAGCTGTACTGCGCGATTATATTGATCAGCCTTTTCTTGTGGTGAACCGTATTCTGCTGTATATCTATTCATTGCCGCGGCATTGCCCACCCGCACCCTTTCTTGAATCTTTAGTGCTACAGGCTTTACTTTCACTTGTCCCTTCGCAGCCCATGCTATATCTCTCTCCTTTATACGTTCTGCCTCTTTTTGGACGGCTATTGCGGCTGGTGCACGTTCCTCTGGATAAGGCTGTAACTCTTTTTTCTTATCAGTTTCATAACGATTAAGATTGAGAAAACTTGGACCTTCTTTCTTCATATCTACTGTAACACTTTCTTCTTCAGCCGACATATCTACTGTAGATACTCAAATAATTTAAATCTTAAATCCAAAATCTTCCCATAGACAATCATTATTTATTTTTTGTTGTCTGGGGTCCGTTGATGAATTGAAATTGATATGTTCAAGACCGGGCTTTCCTGCTCTTCTTGTCATATACTGTAGCAAATCGGTTTCTTCTTTCTTATATATCTTATGCGTCGGTATAATCTTTTGTAGGATAGACTTTCTTGTTTTTACATCTATATCTTTAAACGCCTTACCTCCAGCGTCACTGTGCGATTCTACAGCACCTTTAATACTAGATATAACATTGTTTTCATTGAAGATTTCAGAACGGCTCATTCCGACCGGAAAGAGTTCATCTGATGTAATTGCGTCGATTTGAGGTACTAGATCAAATGCAATTAATACATAGTTTACCATTACTTTCTGTAAAATTTCAGTAAATTTGCTCGGATTCAAGAGTGTCGTGTAGAACTCCTTTAAGGATGGAATCGTTGTCCCAAATATATCTTGTAATAGGAAAACCATCATTTGAATTTGTACTTCAGTTATATCAACACCATATCTTCCTATCTCTACGTTGACTTTCTTACCAGTATTTTCATGATAGATAAGCGGCTTTATCTTTTTTGATTCAAAATATTCATTAAATAAATTCACACACTGTGTTGGTTCTATAGTGACTGGTTTTTTACCCTTTAATATTGCATCATACGTATCTGTTTCTGTGTAGAAAAGTGACTTGTTTGCAATAAGTCCCATTTCTCCTGCTTGGGCTGGAAAGAAAGATAAATTTGGTACATCAAAGTTAAATACTTCTTTATAGAAATGACGCCTGTAAATATGAGAACGAATCTTATTGGAGAAAATAGAAACAAGAACCTCGAGTAAAATCGTGTACGAATAGACTTCAAACGTAGTGTTTTTACTTGTGCTATTAAGAGTATTTTCCTGTGAGATAAGATTCTTCTGTGTTTCAAACAAAAGAATGTGTTTACGTAAGACTTCAATGGCAGGTATACTGATATCAAAGTGTAACATCATAATATATGATTTCATACCGAGATAAAACAATTCCTTTCCTCTGCGAACAGCTTTCTTTACAACATCGGATTCAATAATTTCACCATATCCTTTTGATAATTGACAAAACGTACTTGTGGGTCCTTTAACTGAAGTCTTATCTTTGTAAGAATCAACCAGTTTATCTGTGATCACATTAATGTATATGGAATAGAGTTCATCGGATGAATAGAGGGGTAGATCAATCGCCGTGGGAAAACGACGAGGTAAACCTTCATTTACATCAAAAAAACACGTTTTCATTTGAGCAGCATATCCTGCTACAATGAATGCTCCAATACCAGGATGCTCAGACATGAAGGGTAAAAGAGTTGCTACAAACTCATTGCCATATGCGTCATCCTTGCGTTTTCCTGTCTGGTCATCAATTTGACATCCCGCAACGCTATATGCTTCGTCAATAAAGAGTGTTTTTTCAAGCGTTGAATAACAGGCTCCAAGAACTTTGGGCGCAGTCTGACCAAGGAAAGGCGCAACGAGTTCTGTACGACCCACTACATTTAATCCAACCGCATCGTTTTCATAATAAGGATCGCCTGATAATATACCCAAAATAAGATACCAGCGGGCAATCAGGTTGGCAAGTGTTGTCTTTCCTGATCCGGCTGGACCTGTGATTGAGCAGTTTAGGGCAAAGGATTTCTCAAAGTTTTCGGGCGTATAGGCAATGACCTTAATAAATCTAAACAGACCATTTTTCAAAGGAGTGTATCGTTCGCCACGATATTGATTATAGATCTTATTTGCCATTTTAAAAACGCCTGATAACAAGCATTCCTTTCCTTTATCACCCAAATTTAACATGGCAACAATGAATGCTCTGCGCATTTCTATATTACGTATTGCTTCCGCATACTTATTTTTTTGTTGTAGCTTTTGATTGAAAATAAGTTTATATCCTGTTGTTACATCTTCAGCAAGTTTATCGTTAAATGATTTCTTATAATCTTTAGTCACCGGGTCAGTAATTGGTAAAGTACTAACCATCTCTGTAAGTCCAGTCTCGAGATTTTCATTTAGTTTTTTTAATTCGTCATCGAGTGATGATGCAAGAGTATTTAGTTTCTTCTCTTTTATTTTTAATATTTTACCTAGACCGTAGACATATGTGTAATAATTTATATCTTCATCAAACCATTCTTTTATTTCATCTGGAGACTGTAATATTTTACCGTATGAATCAACTGCTTTGATCTCTGGTTCTGTTTCAAAGGTGACAGGCGAGGCGGGAGGTGGTCCTGATGGTCCTGGGGGAGGAGATTGCTTAGGAAGAGGAGGCCATTCCTTTTGATTTAAAACTCTCTCTCTAGGGATAGGGGTTTGATCTAATGTATAAGTTGATCGTGTCTCTTCTGAGTTATTAAATGGGTTATAATTAGGTGTAGATTCTCCCATTACACTTGGAGTTCTGTTAAAATTATATTCTGAAGGTTCATTTGAAATTGAGCTTCTTGGGCTGCCATTTTCTGCCTTTGTACTCATTGCTCCCTGAGGATTAAATAAAGATGGACGACGGGCGCGAAGAGGACCACTTTGTTTGCGTGTTTTTATCTTTAATGGAGCCAGTATCGGTGCAACTGGATCTGGTTTTTGACTCATGTCGTATCTCTATTCTTAGCCGGAAAATATTTTTACAAAGATGTAAACATCTGCTAAAAATATGTGTTATTTGGCTATAAAACCTTTGGCTCCTCTCACTTGGGCAAGGTATCTTT